TGTCGGTATGTTTGGATTAGCTTCCTTACCTTTTAGTACATCATCTCCACCCTTACACACACCACCTTGCGTTGTTCTACCACCATTAAAGTTAATATTATTACCTTTCAGTGTTAGTTTCGGTGTACTGTATATATGTACAGTGTGATAAGGGTGTCTAGTGTATCCCCTTATATTTGTCACCAGATTACAAGACGCACTTAGACCTGATAGTGTGCATAGCATTAGGAATCCATCAATATGATCTGCACATCGCTGCGAGTAGCTCCATGCTGTGTCTTGATCACATAGATCTCTACCGTGTCTAAATGTACCATCACCCTTAACCATTGTTTTGATTAGAAGCATTCTTTGATCATGTGAGAGGCTAACAATAAAGTCTGCGCATAATGCTCTACCTGGTGCAATTTCAATAATATCATTGGCTACTTGACCAGAAACCCTGAATGTTGTCATAGGTGTACCTGATACAGGATATTCCTTAAAATGCACTCCTGATCTCTCCAGACATCCTCTAATATCATCAGCATAATTGTCGAGTCTCTGTGAGATATCAATACTATGCTTAGTCTTTCCTAGTTTATAACTACCCTCTGTCACAGCCCACGCTAAAAGCTGTATAAAGTCATCAGAATATGAGTTACTCGCAGGAGAATCAACATAATCTCCCATAATTACAACCTTATCACGACATGTGATATGTTCAATCGGCTTGAGACCCTCTCTCGTCATGAATCTATGACCCGGAGTGACTCTACCATTAATATTTTTACCAGTAAGCTTAAACAACTTACCACTATACTGATCATTACGATAGATTCCTTTAATACTACTCCAGGCAAGTTTGCCTGATGCACCATCATACGATAATATTGTATCTTCTTCTGTGATTTCAAAATGCTTCAGCCATCCTCGCTTGGTTAGCGCCTCCGTCTGATCATCAACACAATATCCGATGAAGTTGCTCTTAAAGCTCAATCCATATGCGATCTTCTTGATATTCTCTGCCAAATCATCAGTTAGATTGTCTGAATCATAGAATCTCTTCAAGGAAAGCTTGAATTCTTTAGGACTAATGTAATAATCTGCCTTGACCATTTGCCAATGATAATCACAGTCTAGTATAAATCAAGAGAGTTTGATATCTTTCTCAGAATAAGCGATTTGCTCTTGCTTGTAAATATCTATACGTTTTGCGCTGTGAAGTTGACCATAATGCAGCATATCACACATATCTATGATGATTAGCTTGTCTTTACTTGGGTGCAATCGCAATCCGCGCCCAATTGACTGTACTGTACGTATAAAGGACTTGCCTCCCGCAGCAAATACGATGTTATGAAGGTTTTTGATGTTTACACCCGTGGAGAATATAGCACTAATAGCAATACACACTATATTATTACTTGTTTCCATCATTGCTTTGATGTTTTCACGCTCATCTACATCAACTTCACCACGAATAAAGTATATATCCTTAGTTGTACACACACTCTTTAGTGTATTATACAGATTCTCTCCGTGTTTGATATGATTTACCAGTATAAGTGTGTTATCTGGCAGCCTTTCACTCAATTTACCTATAAATTCATTACGAGCCACACTCTCTGCAAGATAATTCAGCTCATTTCTGTAGTTACTATCAGTTAACTGCGGGATATGCACAAATCCATGGTCAATATTGAGTATCTTTACCTCAACATTAGTGAGATAGTGTTCAGATCGCAGCTCATAGCTGGTCTTTTCATATATAACTGGTCCAAACTTACCTAGAATGAACCACTTATCGAAGTTGTTCTGTGGTAGTGTGCCAGTAAAGCCAAATCTGTTGCGTGTTTTGATCTTAGTAATGATTTTACTCACTTCATTCCCAGGCTTTATGCGATGGCACTCATCTATTATGAGTAAATCAACAAATTTGACCCAATCGTTTTCTGCAAATCGCGCATGCAGCACACCTACATTGCATACAATGACATTTGCTTCAGGATCCATATCGATTGATCCAGTCCATTGCGTGGTCTTGAATGAAACACCATAGTCAATGAACTCTTTATATGTTTGTGTTACCAGTCCAAGGTCAGGTACAATGACAAGACACTTAAATGTGTCCTTATTAGCGCTATTTCTGTAGAAATTCTCTATTAGAGCTGCCGTGATTAGTGTTTTACCTGCGCCTGTACCAAGAACACACGTACCCCACCCTAGTTTCGTAGCTTTTGTAAGGACTTCTTCCTGATACTCACGTAGTTCATGGCTAAACTGTGTAAATAACTCCCTATCTATACCGACTGACAGTGCAGCCTTAAGTAGATCTGATACATTTACATCAGTTATCTGTTTTTGAATGAGAAACTTGCGAATCTCCCAATAAAGCCCAAGTTCTGCTTGCCCAGTAGGTGTAATTACATACTTTCTTGTAGGAATATTACGACCACGCATCTTTCTTTGCATAAACGCAGCATTTTCATCGGCAACACTGAAATTCTCACGTAAATCATCAAAAGTAAGTGTATCTTCACACCTAATGAGGAGTTTTCCTGTGGATTTGTTGTAATCGAGATCAAACATTAACACTTTCCGTTGATAACTTATATCTTCCTCTCTTGAGAGTATGTACACGACCACACGCTAGAGCAGATATCGAGCTCTCGTGCATCTGTATTGCTTTGCTCGCCTCACAGCCACTATAATATACTGTAACTGTATTTGTACTAGTGTCTAGTATAGATATATGCCTACACGCCACACGATCCACATTGCCTGGTAACGTATATCTACCTCTCCCTGTCGATTTGATCACCCCACTCACTAGTAATCCCACATCACCTCGACTACACCCCAAGCTCAGTGCTGCTTCCCGCCGTGTTCGAAAAGTTAAGACTTCGTTAGTATGAGTGTCAAACACTACTGTTTCTTTTGTATTCTTATAATTAATTATTTTATTTTTAAATCTACTCTCTATATCTACATCACTCGTATCAGCCAAACTCCACCTCTTACCAGTAACCATAAACCTTCCCTTTCGTAGCGAACATAATAAATCTTTTGATACACCAGTGTATCTTGATGCTGCAGATGCTGATTTGAAGTGAAAGATCTCTCCTGTTGTTATATCCTTCAATCCTATCGCTCTCTCTTTTACTGAGTGATCATACACTACATCTGCTCCTACCATCTTCCACTTTCCTCGCAGAACTTTCACCTTCCCATGAACTAGCTCATGAACGCCCGTTGATGTTATGGGCTTATCCTCAAATACGCTCAATCCTCTAGCAGCAGCTCCAAGACTAATAAAACTCTGTAGTTCACCTGTGTGTACATGCTCTACATGCACTGGGCGCCTATTCGGATACCTCTTAACAATCTCGCTTTCGCTATAGACATGACCCGAAACACCATCACCACCTGGAGTGAGGTTATATAATACTCCTGTACCTTCACTTCTACGACCATACCGTTGTATTAGCTCGACTTCAAATTTAAACGCTTCACTCTCTGTGAGATTATCTCTAACTATCTCGAACCTATCTTTCGTTGTACACGCCCTCACAGCCTTGTTATCAGACCGCCTGAAACTGTTATATGCTCTCGTACCAGTTCCTTTACCAACATATATTGGAGTATTATCCGTTTTGTATATCATATAAACATAGAATCTATTCATTCATATATTTAGATCGTAATGATAATTTTCATGTATGAATGCTTATAACGTCTGCATTTTAATAATTTCAACAGCGTTACGCAAATCGAACGACATACCTGACATAATCTTCTCTACTTTCTCAAGATACTCTACAAGAAACTCATAATACTTGATATCTCCCGCAATCCTGATCAGTTCTTCTGTAGACTCTGCCGATATTTCTGCAGACTGCTGCGTGAGACGTACAGGAGCTTCCTGAATAATACGTGTAACAATAGACTCTTTGAGTGATTTTTTGTGTTTGATCAACCTATTGTGTTCGATCTTAGCATCAATAAGTCTAGCAGCCCAATAATGTTTACGAGCCGGCAGACGAAGCTGTACTTCCTTA